TTTAAACATACTTACCACCTTTAAAAAAAGTTATACCCCCATTCTAGCGATTTAAAAACCTTTGTCAATAGGTACTTATCCACAGCCTGTGGATAACTTTTTAGAACAAACCATGAACATACCTTGCGTTTGGGGGTTGGAATGACTAGGTACTTACCCCCTAGAGATACTCAAGTGATACTCACCTATCCCCCAAACATTCCCCTAACTGTTCGCTATTTGTTCCTATTGACACTCATTAAGAGAACAAAACCAGAACACTCTGAAATATGGGTGATACGGGGGTAGGGGGGCGGTCTGATTGCGGTAGGGGGAGGGAAGAAAAATGGCGTGGGATACTACACACATATCCACCTCAAAAAATTTTAGCAAAATTTGGACCTAGTTTTAGATTCGCGGAGTGCCCCCTTTATTTAGCGTGTCTATTTTGGAAAATGAAGGGGGAAGGTTAGCACTTTATAGGTGGTATGTATGTGTGTGATAGTGCTTTAAAAGTACCTTCCCCTCTTACAGGAGACGCATAGCGCGGGGCTATGCAATTTTTATTATACATTAAACAGACTTGTATTACAATGCCTTTTGTTATATAATCTTGTTATGGCAAAAGGCGATAAATTAACTGCACAACAAGAACAGTTCTGCTTAGAGTTCATTAAAGATCTCAACGCAGTTCGCGCTGCCATACGTGCGGGATATGGAGAACAACATGCAAAGAAAAATGCTTGGCAAATCATACGGAATCCTGCTGTGGCTGAGAGAATCTCAGAACTCAAGGCCGATCAAACAAAGCGTACTAAAATTGAAGCGGATGATATATTGCGCCGCCTAGTACGTATCGCTGAAAAGACTGAGCAGGAGGGCGATTATCAAGCGGCTATCCGCTCCCTTGAACTTTTAGGTAAGCATCAGGCTATGTGGACTGATAAGAATCTTACTGAAATGGAAGTTAGAAATGCTTTCGCTACAGGAAATTCTGAGGAAGATATTGCACGCGATGTAGAGCGTCTTAAAAAGATTGCTACGCCGCATTTAAAAATTGTTAAAAAAGAAAGTGTACACTAATGGCTATTAAACAAGTTAAATCACATCCTGTGAATGGGCCTTATGAGTCTGAAGTTTATACTTCCAGTGCGAAACAAGGAAAGAATAATACCTTTACTTGGACTACTAAATCTAAAAAAGTAGCTCGCAACTTTGGTGGGTATAATACTAATTTACCTCTTGGATATACTCATCCAGATGGTAAAGAAATTAAAAAATCATAGGAGATAGTATGTATAAGAACATGCCGAAAGCTGTAAAGAAGTCTGTTAAAAAGGCTCAGAAAAAAGCTAAGAAAAAAAATAAAAAGAAGAAGTAATGGCTAAAGCTAAAAAGCCAAAGAAACTTAAAACAAAAAAGAAAGCAAGCAAAAAGGTTAAGATGGATAAGTCTAAGCCAGCTTGGATGAGGAACCGATAATGGCTGTAGAGGGATACGAAGCGCAAATAA